GCAAGAGGAATATCACTACGCAGTTGCGGCTAACAAACTTGAGTTGAAAACGCTTGAGATGGAACTCGAACTGTATGACAAGAAAGCAAGGCAAAACACAATAGAACTTGGCGCTTTTGAGAATCGTAGACGGTTTCAAATCTTTGTTTAAGGTCTAACATGGAACACACAACAAGCACAAAAGAAAAATTGACGCTTTACGTGACGCTTATGGTAAGCACTACGTTGTGTATCTCTGTGTTAGCGATGGTTTTTGCTTTCATGCTTGGCCTATGGGCTAAAGAAGTGGACAATGCTGAAATTTTCAAGATGATTAGCCCTGCCTTCAGTACATTGATTGGCGGCATGATTGGGTTTCTGTCAGGCATCAAGCTGATGCAAAACGATGAGGAGAAAAAATGATTGGATTAGACGCAATTTTAAGCGTGGGTGGCAAGCTAATTGACAAGCTTATCCCAGACCCTGAAGCCAAGGCCAAAGCGCAGTTAGAACTGCAAAAAATGGCTCAAGATGGCGAACTGGCAAAGATGGCTAATGAAACAAAGCTGTATGAGGTTGAACAAAACAACCTTACACAGCGTGTTCAGGCCGATATGTCTAGTGACTCTTGGATGAGTAAAAACATTCGCCCAATGACGCTCATATTTCTTTTGGTGGCTTACTCAGGCTTTGCTATTGCCTCAATCTTTGAATATGAAACCCGTGGGGCTTATGTTGAGTTGTTAGGCCAATGGGGTATGTTAGTCATGTCGTTTTATTTCGGCGGCAGAACAATGGAAAAAATTGCAGACAAGGTGAAAAAATGACAGAACACTTTACGCTTGAAGAACTCACACATACAGACCACAGAGAATTGGAGAACATCCCAAATGAAGCTGAACTTGCCAACATTCAAAGACTTGCTGAATTCCTTGAGGAACTCAAAACCCTTCTTGGCGGTAAGCCGATTATGGTCAACAGTGCGTTCCGGTCGAAAGCCGTAAACGATGCCGTAGGAAGCAAAGACACATCGCAACACAGGGTTGGTTGCGCCGCCGACATTCGAGTGCCTAGCATGACGCCTGATGAGGTAGTGAGGGCAATTATTGGGTCAGGGTTGGGCTATGACCAAGTCATTCGTGAATTTGACCGTTGGACTCATGTGAGCATTCCAAATCAAGCCGGTGGTACGCCGCGAAAACAGGCTTTAATAATCGACAAAAAAGGGACAAGGCCATTCGCATAGCCTGTCCCCGTCTGCGCACTTAAAACGTGCGAGGTGCAACGATTGCGATTAGGGTTGCACCAACCCCCAACCGAACGCAAAAAGCTCAAAATTGATGCGAAAAATGATTCCCAACAAAATTATGCCAATGCACCAAATAAACATTGCGTAAATGTATTTCATTCGCAATCCTCCAAGTCTTTGTGTTTGCTGACTTTGGGTGTGCTTCTGTATTCAAAAATGTAAGCCCTGTCAGGAAACCGCAAGGCAAACAGCCGCGCAAGGTATGGCGAATAATTGTTGTTCAATTTGAATCCGTCTGTAGACCTTTGCTCAACAGCGGTGTGGTGACGCAAGAAGTGAAGAATTGTTCTTGCTGAGTAGTGTTTAAAACCAATGTCAATAATTTTAAAACTTTCACGGGCAAAATAATACCAAATGTGAGGGTTTTGCGGCAACCAAGTAACAAATTCATCAGAAAACTTTTCGCGGTTTTCATTGATAAGGTCTATGTAGATTTGTTCCAATTGTTTCATGTCTTGTCCTTTATGGCTTTTAGCCGATATGAAGCGTTGTGTATGGTTCAGAACAATGACCAGTCGTGTTAAAACTGGTAATGCCGGTGCGGGGTGGGGCTACAAACCCCACCACCTCATCAGAACTGTGGTTCTTGTTCCTGTTCAGCTTCTGGTTCAGGGTCATTGAGGAATGCTCTGCCATCCCAATTTTTGAACGGCATCAAGTCAAGCACCAACATCTGCCCTGCGCGGGTTTCAATGACGCTACCAATAGTGCGATAGCGGTTTTTTTCTTTGCCATCTTTGTCGGTGTATGTGCCGATTGAAGCTTTTACGATTTTGAGGGTTTTAGCCATTTTGTACCTTTAGGTTGTTGAGAAAGTCTACTTTTTCTTGGGTTTCATTCAAGAACTGTTCTACCTGAGTTTCCAAATCAATAATCAAACTTTGTAAGCGGTTCACGCGAATGATTTTGAGTTGGAGTGATTCAGGCATTCGTGGGTCGAATGACACAAAGTCACACCATTGACGGCCTGTGCAAGCCATCTGCCACTGCATCTGTAAAACGTATTTGTTGTCAATTTCTCCATTGATTAAAGTTTCAATGTGTGTAGCGGTGTTAGGACATTTGATTTCAATCAACCCATCTTCACCTACAAGGCCATCTGGAGATGCGCCACACATTTCGTCATCGGGGTGTTGGACAAATCCAACTTCCTCTACCATCGTGTTGGTCGCCATCTCATAAGCGGCACGGGCAAGCGGCTCTGTGTCAGTACCCCACTGCATAGCACTGTTGCTGTAAGATTCAGTAGGTTTGTTGGTCATGCGCTCAACAATCAACTGAGCCATGTAATTGCCTCTGCTTGCAGAGACCCCTGACTTGGTCTTGGCGACAACGTCTGAGATGCGGGAGGCTGTCACCTTGCCCAATCTTGCGCTGAACCAATCGTCTGTTCTTTGTTCCATTATTTGCTCCCCAACGATTTTTTCTGTTTGTCTTTGGCGGCGATGATTTTCTTTTGGGCAATCAAATCCGTGTGTGCGGCTTCATAGGCGGCGAAATAAGCGGCCTTGAGGCTTACACCGTCTGTTGAAGCTTGAATGTTGGCTAAATGGTCTGCCAATTCTTTTTCGGGCATCAAAAATTGTTGATTGGTTGACGCCGCCATTCCGTCATCGTCTACTGGGGCAAGCCCAAAGGCTGACATAAGGCTATAGCGGCGAGCATAAGTCAAGGCGCTACCAAACGCTGTTGGGCGGGAATCAGCAACAGGCAGATGCAACTCACCAAGGGTCAACAGACCGCCTGATTCGTGGAATATAACCGTTCTGACTAACACGCCGTTGTCCTTGGTCTCAGCCCACTGTGACAGGCCAAAGCCCTCATCGTGTAAGCCGTCAATCACGGCATCAATGCACTCTGACAAATCAGCATAGCGGCTCTTGAGGTGGCTGTTCTCAACCTTTTTGAGTGCCTTTTTGAACTTGCGTTGTGCGCGAACAAAGGCGCTAAACAACAGCGCATCATCATTCATTTCTTGTGTAGCTACTTCAATCATTTACTATCCTTTTGTATGTTGCGATTGTTATTGTTTGAGCATCAATAGTTTGCTCTTGCACGTTAAGAAGTTTGCACAGTGTTTGAACAACTGCACGTAACAGGCCACATTCATAGGCCAAAATGTCTTCACGGGGCATTCCGTGTAGTTTTGTCCTTGCAATGTTTTCTGCGTCATCGACAATAGTTCTGTAATCGTAGGTCATACAACCCCCAACAGAATAGCTTGCCAAAACAAATCTTCATCAGACATTGTTATGGGCGTTGTGTATCGTGAGCCAATCACAATACCGGCTTTGGTTGTGGTGAACTCAGTCATTGTTAGCCTCCCATCGAGCAATGGCGGCTTCATCAGCGTCTGTTTGACGTTGCAGGGCGTGATGGGCTTCAATTTTGTTTGTAATGGCTTCATAGTCTTCCTCTGTGAGCGCATACGTGAGTTCACCCTCATCAGTGCTGATTGAATAATCGTACCCTTCAGGCTGACCCACAGACGGGTCGCCTTCAAGATATTCATACTCAACAAGCACCTCATCACCTGTGGAGGGAAGTGTCATCTCAAAAGACCAATCCATTATTGCCTCCACACAAACAAGTCAAGGACAACTACTGCGATGCCAACGGCGTACACAGCAAACCAAATCACGTTCCAACGAACGCTCTCAAACTCTTTTTCTGTCATGTGTTTCATTTTGTTTCCTTTGTTGGGGGACTAGCCCCCATTGAGTTAAGCTAACAACAATGCCTCTGC